ATTAATATGTTTCTTAATGTTATTTGACATAAATTGATTATTGGTTAACTCAATATTGATTGGTAATTCTTATATTTTATATTTAGGTAATGTATTGGTGCAAGACTGTTCTAAATAATTATATAATTCTTTGTAATATTTAGAATATTTCGTTCCAGATTTATTAAAAAATAAATCAATGTATTTTTTATTTAATCGAATCATAATAATAATTATATTTTTATTATAGACATTATTCCAATCAATAGATATTCAAAATGTATCATTTTATAATATGCTTTTCTGCAATTCATATCATATTCACAAACTAATTCTACTATTTTATATTTTTTTTTATTTATAATTGTGTTATCTGATAATAATTTGCTTAAAAATCTATGAATAAAATCTTTCATAGGAATATTACATGTAATAATTAAATATGATAATTCTTTTAATTTTTCAACACATTTTACATTATTATTCATTTTATATGTAATAAGTATATATTGTATAATTGAATCTATTAAATCACTACTACATAAATTATTCGTTTTTTTTAGAATTTCAATTAATTTTTTAGATAAATGTTTATGTCGATTAAAATCATTTATATTAATATCTTGAATTGATAAATATTTATTATAAAATGTCTGATTTGGACATCTAATACAAATGAATCTACTTCGAATTGGATTAATAATTTTTGATAAACAAGTAGAAGTTACTATAAATGTGATATGATTATTTTTCTCAAATAATACTTTTAACACATTTTGAATATTTATAGATGATTTACATAAATTATTTAATATTATTATTTTTTTATTATTAATGAAATAATTATCTGTTTTGCATATATTCTTAATTATACTTAACCACTGTTCAACTTGCTTGTATTTAATATATATCATATCAAATTCATAATATATATTATTCTTAACGTATGTAATATCGTTATCTTTTACCGAAATATTATTTGATATGTCATATATTTTATTAAATACTTTATAAATAATATTATTATAATTATTATATAATAGTATATTTGAATGGTTTTTTTTACTACATAAATTAATTATATTATTTATTAACATTATTGTGTAGTATAATTATTATGTTTAAATAATTCTTTTAATATGCCTTAATTAGTAATGCATTTACTGATTAAGAATAACAATATAGATTTAAGTAATATTAAATATATATATAATCCAAAATTTAATTTCTATAAATTATATTATGATTTAGGTTATATAAAACTATTAGGAGTACCTATGACTATTAAATATGATAATATAATTCAATATAATAATATGAACTATGTTTATTTATCCGATATGAATATAATAAATACTCTTAGATCTATTAATAAATTACTAGTGGATATTCCATGCTTAAATATAATTCGATATAATAAGAAACATTATTTAATATGTAAAAATTTCGATAAAAATAAGGTAACAAATCCATTAACAATTAATATACAAAAATTAAAATTTAAAGATGGAAATTATGTTCCAATTTTATATATAATATAAAATTGATTTATATATTTATTCATTATATTATAAATATGTTCCAATTTTATATATAATATATTATGTAATATATGGATGATCATCTATTTGGACTTATGGCTAACCCGAATAAAGTAAAATATACTAATAATTATAAAAAGATGAACTATTTGGAAATGTATTTGCAGAATAAATTTGATAACTTAGATACTAAATCTATTAAATATTTATATAATCATATTGATAAATATATTGACAATATTGATATTGATAAGGTTGTAATAATTACTATTCTCGAAGGAATTATAGATGAATGCATCAATTGAAGATATCTTAATTAGTGTATTAAAAAAAAATATTGAAAATGAATTAATGCAAGAATATGAGAAATTGAATTTAACAATGGATAAAGATATCTTTATTAAATTTATTAAAGAAAGAATAAATATATACTCGAAGCAAATTAACTTACACAATAATCATACCAGCAACTATAACTATTATAATTATGATAAATATAATACTAGTCGTAATAAATTTAAAAATAAAAATGATAGATGTATGACTCGAATATGGTTAAATGGATATGGGGGCCAATGTTCTCATAAGAAAGCAGATGATAATGATTTATGTAATAAACATATTGATATGTTAGAAAAATACAACGCATTATTATTTAATCGAATTGATGAAGAGAAACCTATGAATGATAAATTGAAGGGACATGTATTGCCTTGGAAATAATTAATTATTCTACAATTTCAAATAATTCTTTATCATCTACTATCATAGGTGTTATATTGGTTGTATTAAAGTTTATATCTTCTATTGTATCGAAATCATATATTCTCATAATTGGTTTACCGTCATTTAAATAAAAATAAAATCTTTCAGTTATATTAAATTTAATTTTGTAACCAAATAAGTTATCTTCTTTAATAAGTATTGATATATTTGGGAATATTTGATGATCTTCTATATTATTTATTATATCATCATCAATTGAAAATATTTCTTCAAATACAGATAATTTCGAACCCATTTGTTCATCTAATTTATGATCATTGACTAATTTATAATACTTATGTTGCTCTATATCTAAACTACCAATTATTTTACCATTATCTCTAATATATCTTATATCAGTATCCTGTATATCAACTTTACTTAATCTATAATAAAGATATATCTTTTTATCTGTTTGTAATGCAGATACTATATAAGTATTGGGTTTAATAAAATGACTAAATTTAGCCTGTAGTTGTTTTTTATCTGTCATATCTAATTTATCAGATGACATACCAGGGTAAAAAGAGGATTCATCTTCTAATTTTTCATCAAATTGGACACAACTTTGATGAATATTAAAATCATCTCTCGTATTTTGCAAACAATCAACTGATGATTCTTTAATTATATCTAACACTTTAGTTGAAATATTAAATTTTTTTTCCATCATATCAAATAGAGTTTGATCTACTGTATTACTTATAGATTCTGCCTTAATCCTAATAATTTTTTGTATGGTATCAAATATATCTTTATGATTCTTTGCCAAATTGTCGCGAGTTATATCAACCTCCGCATTTAGTAATAAATTATTCCATGTATTTAATTTAGTCAATGAAGTATATATATCTTCAATAGTATCTCCACTGGGTAAAGTAGATAAATATAAATATTGTTCTACATTTCTCATATCTGGTAATAAATCTTTATGAGACATTAATCGAATCGCTCGTCCAAATACTTGATCAACTCTTATATAATTCCAATATGGTTCTAATATATGAACTTGTCTAACACATGTCAATGATATACCTTCTGCTCCAGCTCCAGATATAATCATAAGTTGAATATGATCTCCTAATATATTTTCTTTATTATTATATGCTTCTCTATTTAATGCCCTTTCATCTTGTGATTCAGATCCAGTAATAAATGTATATCTTAATTTTTTAGAATCATCTTTAACTTTTGTATTGTATTTAGAATAACCATTAGCTTTAAGAATTAATTCAAATATTTCAGAACCAGCATCCCCCCTAAATTCACTATAAAATAATATTTTACCAGTTGATTCCTTTTTATCTTTGACAAACTTTTGAATATTATATAATAATTTGTAAAATTTAGGAGAATAAAATTGTAAACCATTATCTAATTCTAATCTTTTAGAGTCTAATAATCTTTCATATTCATTATTTTTTTCAATTGTATAAGCGACTTCATTCTCTTTTTTGTTAATTAATCTAAATTTATCATTATCATAAACCATATTACATGATTGTCTGGTTCTTATATGATAATCGAAATTTTCAGAAGAATACATATTTTTTCGATTAAACTTAATTGATTTTTCTTTTTCTGATAACCATGATGATTCATATTTCTCAAATTGTTTTTGACTCATTGTGCATAACTCAATTTTAATTTTTTTAGATATATTATAATCTTCATATGCATTATCTACTGGTATAGTAATTTCAGGCATATTTATAATCGATGATCTATCTATAGGATAATATGATGTTAATCCAATTAACATTCGTTTTAATAATGTTTTCTTCTTAGTTGGAATATCACCACTTTCATCATAAAAATAACTCATGAAGATGTTATTATCAGTTAAATCTAATTGTGTATCTTGATAATCTATCGTAAATAATTCACGATAAATATTAAATTTTATTTTTACATCTGTATCAAAAATAACTTCTTCACCTTTAATTATATTAATTCGGTTTTTTTCATCTAAATTATCAAATGTTTTTTGACTTGGATTTATATCATCTTCTTTAAATATTTGATGCAAACCTTTATAAATTATATTAATAAAGTCATTAAAATCATGATTATTATACTGAACTGTATATACGACTCTATTATCTGGATTCATGATTGATTCAAATCTAGATGTATTCTGCATAAATGAAATAATTATTTTACCTAATTTTTGATATACTTGAATTTGATATATAGGTGAAGTTTTATTATAAAAAATGTCTTTTAATTGTTGATTTAGTTTATTTATATCAGATGAAACATCGCTTAATTTAATAGTAAAATTATATGTTTTTGTAATACCTCGGATCATATTAAATAATACAGCAATTTCACTAGGTTTATTAATTGTAGGAGTACCAGATAAACAAATTAATTTAATATTTTTAGCATTGATAATCCAATTATAAAAAATTCTAGATGGTCCACTATTATTTACTATTTCTCTAACAAAATTATGAACTTCATCTATTATAATAGTTTCATTATAAAATGGTGAATTTATATGATGCTCTTTTTTATTTTTTTTTAATTTATCTTCTAATTTTTTTACTATCTTCTGATTATTTGTTTTATATTCTTCATCTGCGTTTATATCTACATACAGTTTATCATCTTCTTTCATAAATTCATCAAATTGTGTATCTTCCACTTTTGGAAATGGATTATAATGTATAAAATTATATTTTAACTTAATTAATATATCTATCTGTGTATCAATATATATTTGATCAATCTTACTTAATTCTTGTACATCAATATCTGTATTTTTATTATTTCTAATTAATTTACCACTTATAGTTTTAATTTCATTTTTATCTTTTGTTGGATCATCTGAAATCCACCAAAATCCTTTATCAATTTTATCTTTAGATAATCTATTAATTTTATTATAAATAGTTGTTATTACTTCAGGTGTGATTTTATAATGTTTGAATAATTGCTCTCTTAAATCATTATCATTTATTATATCTTGTTCTTTAATAAATATCCAATTATTATTATTGATTTTAAATAAATCTTCACCCCATTGTCTGACTTCTGAAATAAAATTAGTTTCCAATGAAGCTGGTAAAATTGTAGTAATATCCATATTTATCGACAAACCTTCTGCAGTTGATACTGCAGTAGCAGTTTTACCAGTACCCAATCCATGATATACTAATAATCCCCTAAATGGAGTATTTAATCCTAAATAACCTTTTACAAAATTTTGATATACTTTTAGTTTACTATTTTTAGATTCATCTAATATTTCTTTATAAAAATCATTATTAATCCAATTAACAAATGCTTTTCTCTGAAAACTAACAAATTTATCTAACGTTTTAGTGTCTTTAAATTCAATATCATCTTTATCTTCAATATCCTCTATTATTTCTTCATCTGGTTCTAATGTAGAATCTTTTAAAGTAAACCTAATATCATGTTTACTTTTAATTTTTTTTATTACTGTCTTTAAGGATTTAAATTGTTTTTCAGTTATTTCTTTAAAATTTATATTAATTTCTGGATCATTATATATATTAGTCAATTCTGACTTAGTAATTTTATTAATATCACCATCAAAAAACTTGTGTATAATATTAGATATATCTTGATCCAAATTAATTTGCAGTTTTTTACTCATTATATATATATTAGTTTTTTAATTCAATACTCCGTACTTAATTAATGCTTGTTTCGAAGCATTTTGTTCTGCTTTTTTTTTACTTTCACCCGTATCATTACATACCCATTCTTCAGTAGAACCATTCTTCTTTAATACATCACATGTATATGTATTATCGTCGTTTTTAACAATATTATATTTAGGGCGCTCCCCAAATGTATTTTGAAAATATCTTAATAATTGATCTTTATAATTTGTATCATTAATTATAATATCTGTAAAATCAATATATTTCTCATAAATATTAATTAAAAATTCTTTCACAAATAAAATATCATTTGTATCTAGATATAATGCACCTATGAATGCTTCAAATGTATCTTCTAATATATTTTTATTATTCCTACCATCACAATTATCATCTATGTGTTTTGATATAACCATGTATTTATTAAAACCCAATTTATCTGATAATATTGCAAGGGTTTCTCCACATACTAATCTATTTTTCATTTTTGTTAAAAATCCTTCGTCTTGATTATAAATTTCTGTATATCTCTTATATATGTATTGACATACAATATAACCTAAAATAGAATCTCCTAAAAATTCCATAGTTTCATATGATGTTTCTTGTAATGGTAAAGCTTTAATTTCATTTTCATATTCTTCGTATAATTTCATTCGGCAATATGATTTATGTATGAATGCTGTTTGATATAATTTAATGTTATTGATCTTAAAATCATTAATATTATAGGTTTTAATAATATTATTGATATCTGCTTCTTGAATTAGAAAATTTAAAGAATTAAAAGGATTAGATTTAAATTTATTATGATTCATTTATTTATATAGTTATATATCTTAATTTTTAAGTATAATCAAATTTATAGTTCATTATTAGATTGAGCACCACATGAATCACCGACTTCGAGAGGGCGTCTTAAAAGATCTGGAGCAATAGATGTATTCATCCAGGGGCTAACAGATACTTGAGGATTCGGTGGCTCACTTCTTAATTGTCTATTAGCATTTCTTAAACTTTGACCAACTGTATTGACACCAATATTATATCCAGATGATAAGAAATTAATACCTTTAATAATACCTTCACCGATCGGATAATTTTGATTAAATTCACTTATTTCTTTAGATTCATCTGATGGTAATAAATCCGATGCCTTTAAAGAATCTTGAGGATAACAACTACTTGGAGTTCTATTAAATTGTACTGGTAAATTCATTTCATTTTGCCCGAGTGGTTCTGACGCTCTGACTTGAGATTCTGGGGCAGAATTCGCTGGCGCAATAGCCGCAGCATTTGCAGCAGCAGCATTTGCATTAGCGGCAGCAGCAGCATTTGCATTAGCAGCAGCAGCATTTGCATTAGCAGCAGCAGCAGCATTTGCATTAGCAGCTGCATTAGCATTTGCTACAGCATTTCCATTAGAAGTAGCATTATGTTGAGGGTATGGAGCTCCAACATTAAAGTATTCGACACTATTGGGAGTAAATACGTTCTGGTATAAATATACCGCGATTATTGCAAAAATTCCTAGATATATAATTTGGTCACAATTCATTTATATTATATATAACATAAAAAAATTTTATAAAAATAAATTTAATTATAAATTATTAATTGAGATATCCATATTATTAATTTTTTCTTGTAAATATTTTAATTTCTCTAATTCTGATTTTTTTTTATCTATTAATTTTCTTTTTCTTATATTATTTTCTTGAATTATCTCATCATCAATAATATCTTCGTCAGATTGAGTACAAAATGATTCATCTATTAAACATTCATCTGGAATAATATATTTATTTTGTTTTGGAATAAATACTTTCATTTGTGTGATATAACAATCACATATATATTGTTGCTTCATGAATTTGATCCCGCGAATATGTAATATTAAAATAGCACTTGAATTATCTTTAATTTTACTTATATCTATGAAATCTTTATTTTGATTATATATTTTGCATATACTCTTATTTTGAGAAATTGGTAACTTAAATCTAATTGTTGGATTTTTATTTTTTCTTAAAGGTTTAGTTAGCCTTTTATACATGTCATCAATAACTTCGAGTGGTATTTTTT